TAAGGCTGCTTGTATTTGAAGGGAATTGTTGTTCGCCATTGCGGTAATTAGCCCCCCTTGTAGATATATTAAATCCTGTTTCGTGGGAATACTCTCTAATGAAGCATTTAATAATTCTTGTATATCTGCTTTTTGCTCCTGATTTGATAGGTTGTTAATCATTTGTAAATCGGTTGCGGTAGGGATTGACTTTTGTATATTCGCTAACTCAAGCAACACACCTTCCTTCAAGGCATTTAATCCGCTATTATTTGAATTACCAATAGTATCTAATTGACGGCGGAGATTATCCAAGTCTGTCTTATTCACCATATCACCTAATATTTGCTGATTAGAAAGCAAAATAGCCTCACCTGTTCCTTGCTGTAATCCATATTCTACAAAATCTACTTGTGCGTATTTCCCCATTAATTTTCTTACATAGGGTAAAAAGATAGCAGCGGGAACACCGAGTGCGAACTTTTTCCTAATATCCTCTTTTATGGTAGGGAATGCCTGAATAACAAACTCCAGTTGGTCTGGGCTTAATGCGATTGCGATATTACCAGCATTTGTGCTGTCAGTAATTTCTAACAATTTGGAGCGAACAGTTCCACGAAGTCCCTCTGTGTCGGCTATAACCTCTGTGGAAGATCGTGTGTCTGGTAGAACACTTGGGGATTGTCCCGTAGCAGCATAGATTTTATTAGCATTGTAATTCTTTTGGTTATTGGAAGACATTAGTCTCAAGGAGGATAGATACTGTTGGCGATATTTGGCTGCGTCGTTTGGATTTTTGAGTGGCGGGTTCATTATATGATATGTAAAGATAAAAAATTTATATATGATATTTATTTTGAAGGTTAAATATTAGCCTAAACCCCTTCAATACTTACCCCTGCTTCCTTTGCTTCTGCCTCCTCTGCTACAGCCTCCTCTGCTAATAACTCTTCAGCCTTAACTCTGGCAGTTTCCTCAATTAGGAGGGCATTCTTCTCCTTCCAAGCCGCAAGATAGTCTTCGCATTTTTGTCTTTCTTCGTCTGTTGAGAGGTCTTTGACTTCCGTATCATTTTCCATAACAAACTGTTTTTCAGGACAAAAATCCTCATTTAAAAGGTTCTCCAAGACAATATCGTTGAATGTGTCTAAAATTTCCTTCTCCCAATCTACGGTAAGGGTATTGATATAAAGGTTCATAATATAGTTGAATTTCGCCTTCTTATTGGGGTTTAGTGTGCTAAATCTTGACATTAGATTTATACCCATTTTAGAGCAAGTTATCAGTCTAAGTCGTTCAACAGTATCTCCCTTGAAATCGTCTAAAGTAATCTTCGGCATTCTATATTATTAACGAAGATTTTAAATTTTTAAAATTCTACTAAATGGCGGGGTTAATTTTAAAGGGTTATTAGGTTCGGGTAGCCGTGTTTTTGGAAGTTTAGAATGAAGAGGGTATAACTTGGCTATTTTAGGCTAAAATGGCTAAAATATGGAGGTGTTCCAAGAGTATTTTGCCTACCCTGTTTTACAACTACCCATTAACGGTAGTGGGTAGAGTAGATTTCACCCTATGCGAAAAGTCTTGAGGAGGTTTAGTATTTTAGCCATTTTAGCCAAGTTAAACCCCTTTTGTAATTAAAAATTGAAAAGCAAACTACCCGAACTACCCAACCTAATAACCCTTCATAATTAACTATTAGTCCTCGTCCTCCTCAACCTCAGGTTTCAATCGCCACCCTTTTAGTTCTAAATTGTTCTTACCCTTGTAGCACCAAGATTTATATAACTTGTTCGTCATAAAGAAGTTGCTTACAACACCAGTAGCCTTGTATTCCTTTTGTTTTGACTTCGGTAGTTCATAAAATTCCTGCGACTTGAGTATAACCCCTGCGATTTTAGAAAGCGTCCAATTCTCGTCATTAGCATTCCCCTTACTATCCTTATAAATGGTAGCATTCTCCTCACAGCGTTTTTCAAAGAGGGTTGTGAATATGTTATGAATATCATAAGAGTTTTGTAGATAAGCAAGGGAGCGTTCTTTAACGCTGTCGGGTTTGTAGAAATCAACATTATAACCTTGCTCCTTCACCAAGAAGAGGTTTTGTAGTAAAATATTCAACATAGTATTTTTATGGATTGCTGACATTTTTAATTGGTCTTTCAACCCAGCGTCTAAGGGGTAGATATGGTTTGTAGCGTCCCAAGAAGCCTGTTCGCCCGTGAATAAGGCACAGAACAAAATATCATTAATTCGTTCAGCGTCAGCGTCAATAGGGGCTTCACTGAATGGGGGTTTAGCATTACATTCCATAACACTTGTTCCGCATAATCTAACAGTTGATTTTGAACTATACAACATACGGGCAGAAGTAGTCCCACCACCAGTTAAGTCTTTAATAACATTATTGTTAAGCGGAGCGTCTTTCTGGGGTTCTTTTGAGACAATGTAGCGTTTCTTATCCAATTTTGCGATTTCAGGGTTAGCGGCAGAAGACACCTTGTTCTTTTGGTTCTCGCTGAAAATGGTAGGACTTACGCTCACAAAATAACTTCCAAACACCTTTTCAAGGAATTCGTTGGTTAGACCCTTGCCGTTTCTACCAGCCCCATTAAACACAAAGAATTTCTCAATTGCCCTACCCGACATTCCTGTAGAAATAATCTTGAAGAAATAATTTCTCAATTCCTCGTCAGGGAAGATTTGTTTATATGTATCCATTATCAAGGCATAAGAAGCATTATAATCCTCCCTATTTAATATCTGCTTACAAGTAGGGTAAGGGTCAATAACATTAAACCCTTCTAAGAATGGGGTGAAGTTATACCCGCAAGAATAGGTAATGAAATCGTCAAACTGATAGGGGCGGAAGCATTCGTTAGCAATATCAATCACACCATTTTCACAGCCAAACAAGTCGTCCTTAGCGTCAAACTCAAGAGTATAATTCGCCATTAAAGTTTTTGCTACACACACACAAGCCGACATACCAGTCGCACATTTGAGGTTAATAATCCTTTCCGTCATTACTTTAGTAGTCTTCTTCCAAAAATTATAATTACAATCTTCCTCTTCACCAGTCTCAAAAACCTTCTCTTGATAGAGGAGATCCCACTTCTCCATAATGCCTCTCCAATATTCGGGAACACTATACATAATAGCCATTTTTAGGGGGGCGTCGCTTTTCTCCCACCTATCACCATTCCAACCATACCATTCCCCCTTACTGCCGTCGGTTTTATCAACAGAATAAATAAAATGGTCTGCCCTAATCAACTTAATTGTCTCAACAATACCACAATCGCCATTATCAATTCCAAATTTTATCAAGGCTATATCAGCCATTAATGCTTCATTAGGCTTGTCGTCCTCTTCCACATTATTTATAAACTCACTAATATCGTGAAAATCTTCAATCTCCTTTGCTTCCAATCCCATATTAAAACCAGTATCCTCGGTGATTACTTGGGTAGCAAGAGCAATAACAGCCTCTAAACCCCCCTCAAATTTATCAACATTCTCCTTCAATAATTTAAGCCCGTCATACTCATAAATACCCACCTTCAAGGGGGAACTTAATGTAGGGTGGTTCATTAAGGTTGTTTCGTTCATAAAATGGGAAATTACAGCCCCTATAATGCGGGTTTCGTATTCTTGAAGATATAGAGCATAGAATGAGCCAATATAATTTTTATTGTTTTTAGTTTTTCCGTCCTTCAAGTGTCTCGCACATTCATATAGAGTATGGTTAAATTTTTTAGTGTTTGTAGCAATATCAATTAATTCATTCGTAAATGCGGTTATAAATAAATTGGGTTGAAGCGAACTGATTTTCTCTTCATAACACCAGCCTTGAAAAGTTCCAAAGAAGCATAATCGTAGCATTAGGCTCTTGATTTTTTTAGGGGAAATGTCATAAAACGAGCCTAACTCCGCCCTTTGTTTTTTAGGGTCGGCTACATAAAGATCAATCATAGGGCAGGGAATGGGAGGAGTTTGGCTCTTACAAAGATTTTGAATGATTTTAATTTGAGCGGAACAGAGGTCAATATCATAATAGAGGTCTTTTATTAGAGTGTTGCGGGTTCGCTTACCCATAGAAGTCACACCCATAGATTTTGTAGGGAAAGACCTACCCCATTCGTGAGCGGGTTTTTTATAATGACATATTACACCACCAAGTTTATTATCATATTTCTTAAGATATTGTTGGAGTTGTTCTCGTTCATTCGTATATAATGAGGCAACCAACAACTGGGTATAGGTAGGGTTTTCGCCCCATTTTGTTAAAAGACAATCGCTTTTAAGTAATGCCTTAATCCTTTGTTTCGGGAGGTATTCTAAAAGGTCTAAATTATGAAGGACTGAGCGGGTTTTATCAATAGACAACGAAATACTGGGGAGGGTTGGGGGGGCTATCATTCTTGTTATATATACTACCAATATTATATTTAAATGGTTATTAATCTAATTGTTAATTTTAGATTAAAATTATATTTTATCTCAATTTTATTTTTAATTCGTAATTAAGAATAAAAAAAGGAAGCCTTTTTCCTAAATGTTTTGAATTGTTTTTAAATCTTTTGAATTGTTTTTAAATGTTTTCAAGGGTAGTGTAGCATTTATCCATTAGTGTAGCCTCAAACCAATCCTTTATATCGTCAAAATACTCTTTTGGGAGACCATTTATTAAATTTTTAATAGCAACAATATCCGCCGTCCATTCTTTGAATTGCTTCAACTCCTCTTCAGTGGGAGGTGTTTTAGAATGGCGAAGTCGGTTGGTTCTCTGGTAGGCGGCTTTTAGTTCAGGGTTGGCTTGATAACGAGCCTTAATATAAATTCTCATATACGCATTTCTCTTCAATCTCTTTGTTTCGGCGGCGGGTTCAATGTCAGTCATATTTATATATATAATGATATAATTCTATCTTTAAATCGTTATTAGTTATATGCTTAAGTTCATTTCAATTTTTTTATTTCAATTTTATTTTTAAGTGTGGTTTATTAATACAAAGGCTTCAACCCCTCAACACAATCCAGCACTTTATCCTTATTAATTTCTTCCTCAAAATAAAATTTAGCCCCTTCAATTTCCATATAATTTCTTGAAGGCAAGTCAATAAATATTTTAGCGAAATTTCTACTCACAATCCCGCATATCTCCACAAAAGCCTTCATATTCTGTGGCTTAATCGTCCTACCTGAACTCATATCATATACATTGCCCTTGTCTTTCCACATATATAATTTCGTTTTGTTCTTGAGGTAATACAGGTAATGAGCCTCATTCGCTTTCTGCTCGTGTGTAGTAAGGGGCATTTTGATTTCAATTTATATTGGTTATTTGTTAGTTAATTATGTTTCAATCATATCACTTTTTCCGTCTCAATTTTTTTTAAATCGTAATTAAAAAGCGAGGGCATAAAATTTATATTTAAAAAAATGATTTAAAAAACCACGAAACAAAAAAAGCAAATTAAATTAAATTATAAAAACACAAGCACACAGCACACAAGCACACACACATTTATTCACTATCACTCTCCTCTTCCTCTTCCTCACTGTCCTCTTCCTCACCATAACAATTTTCGCAAAGATAAAATCCAATATCATCATCATAATCATACTTATCTTGTAAAATATTTATTTTTGTCTTACACTCCTCGCAATAGATACATTCCTCTTCCTCACTGTCCTCTTGTTCTACCCAACCTTCATTTTCGTCCCACATTACCTTAATGCCTTTATCGTCATATTCAATAGTTCCGTGTGGTGGGAATTGTAATGCTGGTAATTCCTCCTCTTTCTTAGTGAAATCCATATTAGACATTCTTATTAATTTAATTATTAGTTTATTAGTTGTATGTCTTATTCTCTGTGACGATTTTCCGTCTCAATTTTTTTTTAAAATACTTTAAAAATTGGAGGACATTAAAATTTATATTTAAAAAAATGATTTAAAAAACCACCTTGAAGAATACTAATGGAAACAATGTTAAAAAATCAAGGGTCATTAGCAGAATTATATTTGGAACAAAGGAAGCGAATTAAATTGGAGAAGAACAGAGCAGAAAAAGCACGAAACAAAAAACCAACTTTAATTAAATTATAAAACACAAGCACACATTTATTAACACCCAATACCACTCCCCACAACACATAATTTTCTAATATCTTCTCTCCGTTTTAAACTATCCTTACAATAATCCAAGTAATAGCCTTCATTAAGACTTCCCTTACGCACCATATCACTCAAAATATCATAAGACGCAGTCATTAAATCGTCATACTTGGCGAGTAGCAACGGGAATATCGCCTTATTGGGTTTTTCCACTTGAAGGGCAATAAAAACAAGTTTATTTGTTTTTACTTGGTTCATAGTGTTCTCAAACATTTTAATACCCAGAACTCGGTTCATAGTGTTCTCGCAGTCAAAATCAAGTTGAAGTCCAATAATATCTTCGTCTATTTCTCCAATACGCTTTTTAATAGCCATTTGAAATTCACTCATTTCTTATTAATTTAATTATTAGTTTTATTAGTTGTATGTCTTATTCTCTGTGACGAAAAAGTATCTCAATTTTATTTTTAATTCGTAATTAAATTAAAATGTGTTGGGCTAAAAAGCAATTGAATTAATTAAAAAGAATTAAATTAATTAAATTATAAAACACAAACACATACACACACACACACATTTATTGATTTGAAAGAAACCAAAATACATTATCGTCAAAACCATTTTTATCATATCTATCATATTTATCCTGCTCTGCTTCTTCTCGCTTACCACATTCATAACAAAATTTACCTCCACCATTATCTTCACCGCAGAATTCGCACCAGTGACCCGTATAATTGATACACTCATAAGCGTTAAACTGGCGTCCCAATGTAATCTGGGAAAGGAAAGTATTAGTGAAATCCATATTAGACATTCTTAGTAATAATTAATTATTAGTTTTATTAGTTGTATATCATATTCTCTGTGACGAAAAAGTATCTCAATTTTTTTTTTATAATTGTGTTTTAGCTGGTTACTAAAAATTTATAAAAAAGCAATTGAATTAATTAAAAAGAATTAAATTAAATTAAATTATAAAACACAAACACACACACATTTATTCACTATCACTCTCCTCTTCCTCTTCACAATCACTACATACTTCGTTTTCACCATTAAAGCATTGGCGACAACTTACAAGAGGTCTCCCGCAGTCAAAGCAACCGTCTTCCTCTTCCCACTCGTCCTCAATATTTTCTTGGTCGCCTGATATTTCAACAAGTTCTACTCTATAAAAACTATCAGTCCCAATCGCACTTTCAAACGCTAATCTTCCGTCGGCAATATTGTCCCATTCTGTTTTCCAATCAGCCCCTTCATATAATTCTTCCCTATTTGCCTTCCCCCAATATACTTTAACCACCCAACTAATAGCTTCGTTTGACATTTTCAATTATAATAGTTAATCTCGTTTAGTCTTTAAGTCTGTTCTATGTTAGTTAATTATGTTTCAACCATATCACTTTTTCTATCTCAATTTTATTTTTAATTCGTAATTAAATTAAAATGTGTTGGGCTAAAAAGCAATTTAATTAATTAAAAAGAATTAAATTAATTAAATTATAATCCACACACACACACACACATTTTCTACATTAAATGAACTACCATACCCCTCACATTATAAGATAAACTAAACGGAACATAATCCTCGTTGAAGGGGTGATACTTCTGTAGTTCCTCCTCTGTATCTCTAAAACCCCCTTTTTGATTTACAATTTCATAAATCTTATTAGTTAATTCGGTTAGTGTCTTCGTTAATTCTTTTTTAGTCATATTGGGTTGAGGTTTATATGAAGGGGGGAATAACCCTTGTATTTGCTCTTGTAATGCCTTCAACTCTACAATAAATTTATCATTCTTTTCTGTTAGGGTCGTGTATTCCTCTTCACCTCCGCTACTTACCTCCTCTTCCTCTTCAATAATCAATTTTCTAACAGTCTTCTTCTTAATCACACGCTTCTTTTTAATTACAGCCTTGACCGCCTGATTAATGTCATTAGAAGCCATTTCGTTCAATTCTGCCCCCTCCTTTGCCTCCTCCTTTGCTAATTTTTTTTGTTCCCTCGCCAGTTTAATTTCCTTGTTTTTTAATTTTTTTTCCTCTTTGGCGAGTTTAATATCATTTTCCTTTTTCTTTAATCGGGTTTTACAACATTCATTACATTCAAAAGGTAGATTTGATTTTCCAGTCAATAGCAAAGACAATTTACCATTATTATCAACAATTGTATTATACGCTTCTCCGTAATAGGGATAAATATTAAATTTCTTCTCCTTACAGCACACACAAGTTTTCTCTGGTTCTAAAAAGCAAATACCCGCTGCGAATTCGGGTTCTCTCTGCTTTCTGTTTCTAAAACAAGAAGTTAATACCTGTTGAATAGCATACCATTTATGTTGTTTTTCCTTCACCACTACACCCGAACACTTGGTTTGGTAGGTGATTTGACACAACTCACTAGCATAATGGCGGTGTTTATTCTTTGTCTGCGTAACGGTCTCACATTTTTCACACTTAAAATATTCCTTGCTCTGGAGTTTCTGCTGTAGGTTCATATGCGTTTGTCTTGGAGCAGGGGCTGCTCTCGTGATTGCCCGATAGACTTGAGTGTTATTTATTTCTTTTTTCATATTATACAAGGTTTTCAAGTCATTCATAAGCAGAAGATAATTCCCCTCAGTATTTTTACCTCCATTACACACCTCTTCAATGGTCTCCATTAATCCAGTTAATAACTCAATAAATTTATTCTTCTCCACAGGGGTAGTTTTCATTCCAGCAATAGTAGTTTCCATTATAATAGTTAATCTCGTTTAGTCTTTAAGTCTGTTCTATGTTAGTTAATTATGTTTCAACCATATCATTTTTTTTATCTCAATTTTTTTTAAATCGTAATTAAATGGCGAGGACATAAAATAAAATTGAAACAAAGAGTTAAAGAGAAAACAATATAATACAATATAAAACAATATGCCTGATTATCAAAAAGGAAGAGTTTATAGAATTGACGGCGGAGGTCTTACCTATGTAGGTTCAACTTGCGAGACATTATGTAGGAGATTAACAACTCATAGAGACCAGATTAAACACGGGCAAAATATATCCTCAAAGGAGGTATTAAGTTATCCAGACGCAGTTATTACCCTTGTAGAATTATATCCTTGTGGCTCAAAGGAAGAACTCATAATGCGAGAGCGTTATTGGTATGACATTATCCCTTGTGTAAATAAACATAGACCCTTTCAAAGCAAAGAAGAGAGAAGCGAATACGATATAGCGAGGGGCAAAGCATATCGTATTACCCATAAGGAACAAGTCAAACTATATAATAAAAAATACAAAGACGCTCATAGGGAGGAAATTAATCAAAAAGCAAGAGAAGCCCGACAACAGAAGAAATTAGACAAGATTAATTAATTTAGAAATAAAATATTCCATTACTATATAATGCCTCCAAAACAAAAACAGCCACAACCACATACAATGATTAATTACTATACTCACTTGCCTAAGGAATTGCTACCAGTTGTGGATAATCCAAACGAACATTTACACGGGTTTAAACTGCCCTTTAGGGCTTGTGTTGTAGCACCTTCTGGTTCTGGAAAAACAAACTGGTTATTGAATTTTTTAGCATTAGCCTCTCAAGGGAAGGGGACTTTTGGAACAATCACAATTATAACTCGCAACAAAGACGAGCCTCTATACCAATATTTAGAGAGCAAAAACGACCAAATTATCATTAAGGAAGGGTTAGGGAATTTACCTCAATTGGATAAGTTTGATAAGAAGATTAATAACCTTGTTGTTCTGGACGATTTAGTTTTATCCAAAGACCTCTCTTCAGTGGAGAATTATTATATTCGGGCAAGAAAGTTGAATTGTTCTGTTATTTTTATATCACAGTCTTATTTCAAAATCCCAAAAATTATTAGAAACAATTGCTCTTATATGATTTTATTAAAATTAAGCGGCAATAGAGAGGTCAATATGATTTTAAGCGAATTCGGGTTGGGAGTTACGAAAGAGCAATTGCTGAATATGTATGAGTTTGCGACCGCCGAAAAGTTTAGCCCCTTAATTATTGATTTAGAAGCAGACCCTAATAATAGATTTAGGAAAGGTTTTACCGAATTATTAGACAAGGATATATTTATAGAATAGGCAGGTTAATAATTTTATTATATTGGTGTATAATATAATATAATGTCAGCCGAATTACCACCTACAGAAATTGTGCCTATATTCAACCCAGCTTTCTTCTTGGGGGCAGCAGATCCCTTCACAAAAGAGGTTGCCGACAGTTTATACTTACAATACCCTATAGGGCAAGGAACAGAAATAATCCCCGACTTAGTTGTGTCAGGGGGACTACAAGCCAATAATAATATTATAATGACTGGAACTCCAGCGGTGAATTATATTGAATTCCCAGACACAACTAAACAATATACCTCTTCAGCGGGTGCTGGTATAAATATTACCGACACAAACACAGACGCCACTTATTATCCCGTTTTTGTAGATAATACTGGGACAGGAATAACCCTACGAGCAGACCAGACGGCAACCCCATTTTCTATCAACCCTAACAATGGGAGTTTTAATTTATCAAATACTATAAAACTTACCCAGACACAAGTTGCCGTGGGAAAAACCGCTGGACTAACGGCTCAATCGTCAGGTGCTGTTGCTATTGGTCTTCTGGCGGGAAGTGATACTCAAGGGATAGGTTCTGTTGCGATTGGGAGTGAGGCTGGACGATATACTCAAGACGAGAAGTCTATTGCGATAGGGTTTGCTGCTGGAAAGGATATTCAAGGGAGGCAGTCTTTGGCTATTGGGGTTTTGACGGGAACAACTAATCAAAACGATTTTGCTGTTGCTATTGGGTCTGCGGCGGGAAATGATACTCAATCGGTAAAAGCTGTTGCTATTGGAGATAATGCGGGAAGAACTACTCAGGGGATAAGTTCTGTTGCGATTGGGGCTGAGGCGGGACGATACGCTCAAGACGATTATGCTGTTGCTATTGGAGATTTAGCGGGTCAATATATTCAATCGGCTAACTCTGTGGCTATGGGTAGGTTCGCAGGTCAATTTAATCAACAAACCAATAGCGTTGCGATTGGAAATAGTGCTGGAATGGGGTCAGCAACATTAGGAGATTATCAAGGGGCTTACTCTATTGCGATTGGGAATTTAGCGGGAGCGACTACTCAATCGGCAAGTGCTGTTGCTATTGGAAGAGAGGCGGGGAAAACTACTCAGGGGGCTAATTGCGTTGCTATTGGAAGAGAGGCGGGAGTAAATTCTCAAATTGATAATGCTGTTGCTATAGGTTATCAGGCGGGAGCAACTAATCAAAAATTAAGTGCTGTAGCTGTTGGGTATGAGGCGGGGAGATCTAATCAGGGGGGAAGTGCTGTAGCTATGGGTTATCTGGCGGGAACAACTTCTCAAATTGATAATGCTATTGCTATTGGAAGAGAGGCGGGGAGAACTAATCAAAAATCAAGTGCTGTTGCTATTGGAAGAGACGCGGGGAGAACTACTCAGGGGACAAATTCTGTTGCTATAGGGATTACTTCGGGATTTTTTAATCAAGACGATCAGGCTGTGGCTCTTGGTGATAGTGCGGGAAGAGAAACTCAAGGGAAATTTTGTGTTGCTATTGGAAAAGAGGCGGCACGATATAATCAACAAACCAATAGCATTGCGATTGGAAATAGTGCTGGAAAGGGGTCAGCAGCAGTAGGAGATTTTCAAGGGTCTAACTCTGTTGCGATTGGGACTTTAACGGGAATGACTACTCAAGCAGCAGGTGCTATTGCTATTGGAAACGAAGCAGGAAAAACTACTCAAGGGCCTAACTCTGTTGCTATTGGAAGTAGTGCGGGAGGTGATACTCAAAAGGCAAGTTCTGTTTCTATTGGTAATCTTGCTGGAACGACTTCTCAAGACGAGTGGAGCGTGGCGATTGGTAGGTTAGCGGCAAATGATACTCAAGGGAAATATAGTGTTGCTCTTGGAAACGAAGCAGGAAGATATACTCAAAAACCCAATTGTGTTGCTATTGGAAACCAAGCAGGAAGCACTAATCAAGCAGATTTTGCTGTTGCTATTGGGTGGAGGGCTGGAATAGGCTCAGCAGCAGTAGGAAATTTTCAAGGGGACAGTGCCGTTGCGATTGGTAAAGGTGCTGGGGGGTTTTATCAAGGGGCGAATTCTGTTGCGATTGGTTCTGGTGCTGGTGCGACTTCTCTTGGGAGTAATGCTATCTCTATTGGTTATAATGCGTCGTTCGCAAGTCAATCACCAAATTCAATCTGCTTAAATGCGGCGGGAACAGGTGTTAATTGTAATCAGGTGGGTTGCTTTATTCGCCCTATGAGAGGTGTCGCTTTAGGACTTGGTGTTGGTGTTGTTTATTACAATACAACTACTTTTGAATTACAATACTCTACTACTTAAACCGCTAATATATTATCTCCCCTTATATAAATGAACTGGACGGAAGACATTGAACTTTTATTAACCTATATTTTTGAAAACAGTGTGATTATGAATGAATTACACAAGAAGCGTTTTCTCTTCTTCAAGGGGCAATTAAAATATTACCGCATTCCTATCATTATTTTATCTGGGTTCAACTCCGTTTTATCAGTAGGGTTAAGCAAATTCGTCAATCAAGATTTAGTGAGTGTTATCACTTGTTTAGTAAGCCTTGTCTGTGGAATTGTAGGCTCTATTGAATTGTTTTTATCAATCCAAAGCAATATGGAGAACGAATTGAATGTCTCAAAGGAATATTACTTGTTAGCAATAGATATTCAAAAGGTATTAATATTAGCAAGGGATAATAGACCCCCTAATGCGAAGGAAATATTGGAGGAGAAGTTTCAGCAATATCACAAACTGTTTGAGGCTTCACAAATTATAGATAAAAAAATAAAAGATAGACTTGCTCCTCTTCCAAGAGATTATATGACAAGAGACGCATTAGGGAGTTCTTCCGCCAGTTATACCCCCATTTCTACACCGAAACTATCTGTAGAAAATTTTGAAATGGAAAGGGTAGTGGTTAGTGTTTAGTTGGCGGTGTTAATGTTAAAGGGTTATTAGGTTTGCTAAAATGGCTAAAATACTAAACCTCCCTAAAACCTTTCGCATAAGGTGAAATCTACTCTACCCACTACCGTTAATGGGTAGTTGTGAAACTGGGTAGGCAAAATACTTTTGGAACACCTCCATATTTTAGCCATTTTAGCCAACTGCCCTTTAGTAGAAAATTAAAATCTCAATTAATATAAATGATTGAAATTTTAGAAGTAATCAATTCGCCCAGAGCAAACAAACGGTTTAGAGTAATGATTAATCAAGACGGCAAAGTGAAGCATTTTGACTTTGGTTTAGACACTGGTCGCACATATATAGACCACGCAGACGACGCAAAGAGAGAGGCATATTGGAAGAGGCATTTAGGAAACCCTAAAGAAGAAGAATTAATAACCCATTTAGTCCCAAGTCCTGCCTTATTCAGTGCTGCCCTCCTTTGGGGGGACAGCGAGGACATTACAGAAAATATAGTAGCATTACAGAAGTTATTTAATAACCTAAATTAGCACAAAATCTACCCCAAATATTCTCCAATAGCATTTCTCGCTCTCCGTAGTTTTGCTTTTTCTGCTCTTGCTTCTGCTCTTAATTCTGCTTCTCTTTCTAATCTTGCTAACTCCGCTGCTCTTAATGCTGCTAACTCCGCTCGTGTCAATGGAACTTCGTCGTAACGGAGAGGAGGTGTCCCCCCCCGTGAAGCAACCCTAATATGTCGCACTCGCCCTCCTTGATCTGCGACAGGAGCAACCCTACCAAAAACAATCCCCCTACCTGTTGTCTCTGCTTGTCTTGTCTCGTCTTCGTCTTCGTCTTCGTCTTCGTCTTCGTCTTCGTCTTCGTCTTCGTCTTCGTCTTCGTCTTCGTCTTCGTCTTCGTCTTCCTCTGCTGCTCTTGCTGCTCTTGCTGCTCTTGCTGCTGCTGCTGCTGCTACCGCTGCTCTTACTCTACTTTCCCACGCTTCCCTCATTTCTCTCTCTTGTTCCCGTCTTCTGGCGTCAAAATACGCCTGACCCGATAATGGCGTCCCTTCTCTACTTATTCTCCTCCCTCCACTTATTATTCTCGTTCCTCCACTTCTTATTGTGGTAGGTTGGGTAGGTGGAAATGTCTCCAATATTTCAGGTATTTCAGGTATTAATATTTCAGGTAATATATTAAAATATTCAAAATTCTCGTCCCGTTCCTCCTGTGTAAATAGTGCGCCCTCAGCGGTCTCTATTGGAGTGGCTGTAGCGATACGAAGATTAGGGTCGTTTAACTCACCTTCAGTAAGTAGCCGTGCCTGTATCACTCGTGGGGTGGCTTCGTATCTGCCTACTCCTGCGTGGAATAACTCAGTCATTCTTAATATCTGTTCCATAGATAACTCCTCAGGAGCAACAGCATTACTGCTACTACTACCAACCCCCCTACCACTATTAGTTAGTTTTTTGCTAAAAGCCCGATTACCTACATAAACCTTACTACTTCTACTACTCATTATATATATAGGTGATATATAAAATAATTATTCCTTCTTGATATATGTTGTTGCTTGAGCCATAGAACTACCCATAGCCTCAAGGTCGTCAGCCATAGCCTTATTCGTCTCAATGGTGTCAGCGTATTTATTGGAAAGATAAGAATGTCTAAATATATTAACACTGGTTTTGCTCCCGAACATTTTACAAAATCGTTGGTTCATTTTTACAGAACTCAATTTACTCCCGTTTGTATCAAAGAAGAGGAAATCGGTAGGATTAACCTTAATCCATTTAGTCAAAATAGCCTTTAATTCCTTACCAATAGGCTCTGTCTGTTCGCCGTAGAATTTAGCGGTTTTATAGTTATTAAAATGGAAACCAGTCTTATCTAAAAAGTTATCAACGGATTTATCAATATTTTTAATCTTAAATTCAGTCCAGTCCTTGCTTCTTCTTGGGCGAGATAATAAGCCACTTGCTACAGAAAGCAATACGAAATTTTGGATATTTTGTAAGTCACTTGCGGATCTATTGTCCTTCTTATACAAAAGTTCAGCGTCCCTCTTTAGCGAGTTCCACACCGTTTCAATATCTGCCTTAGACTTCCAACCTCCTTCTTGACTATCAGTCTTTTCTTGTTTAGATATTTCGCTCTTGTAAGAGGATATATCACCAAGCATTAAATCACGATATTTTTTATTATCTGTAATGATAACAAGGGAGGATAAAATACTCTTGCGTTTGTTAGCGGGAATATCATTTATGAACTCAATAATCTTGTCAGTATTATCAAAGTCTTTAGGGTCAATATCCTCTTTACCGAATACTTTCTTATATAGGTTCTTCAAAATGGAATGATAGGTAGTAATGGAAGAAGCAGATAAGTTGGGGCGTTTTTGCTTAATATAATCTTTCAAGTCAAAAGGCATTCTATAATATTAAACAATATTTTAATTATTTCGCTAAATAATTAATTATATACTTTAGCGAAATTAGTATTTAGAAAATTTTAATCTGTATATAATATAGAATGTCTAATTACGATATGGATTGCGGGGGAAACCTCATTCGCCTTGACGGAACTGACCTGTTGAAGATTGGAAAGGAGAATATTGCTAATGACCTCTTGTTTGGTCTGCCGTTGGAAGACCCTATTATTGGAAGTCTCCAAGGTTATTTCAAGACTGAAATTGAAAAGACGGGGCAATATTGCGTGTATGACGCTCACGATAAGCACGACACAATGATTAAATATGAGATTAAGAGCCGTCGCTGTAAGCACGACCAGTATCCAACCACAATTATCCCAGTTCATAAGACCAAAGTCCAGCATACAACCTTGAAGTTTGTATTTCATTTCACTACGGGATTGTATTTCATTACTTATGATAAGTTCCTCTTTGAAACATTTAATGTTAAGAGCGTAGGAGCATATAGAAAGCAAGGGCAATATACCTATGAGCCACACTATGAGATACCAATTGGGCTGCTGACCCCGATTATTATCTAAAAGTTAAGCATATCATTAATAATCCTCTTAATAATGATATAATAATGCGAATATTAAGGATAATATTAATATATAGACCATATTATGGGGTTAAAGGGTTAATTATAAATTTATAATATAGCATATATGTCATAATCCAGCGGTTTTTCCTTAATTTCCGTCTAATAATACGAAATATAACCATATTATTAATAAATATACTCAATTTATTAATAATTTCCTTAATTTTTAGATTATAGCAACACATTTAACCCTTTTTGGCTCTAATGGAAGCCATAAAATCCCGAGCCTCTTGACTACCCTTCTCAAATCTCCCCTTGCGAGGCATACCCATACCTTCACCTCTACTAACACCCGTCTTCTTACCTATAGCGTCAGCAGTCTTGTCTCCAGCATATCCACCAGCACGACCCCCAGCGGCCGCAGCAAATGGTATCATAGGAGCAGTAAAGCCCATATCCTCTGCTGCTAAAGCCGTTGCCGCCGCACCTGCTGCCGCTCCACCCATTCCACCAAACACAATTGGTAAGACGGTGTATAGAGCCATTCTTTCGGCGGCTAATCTTGTCCTTGGATCTTCTATTTTGTCTAACACAGCCTTTGAGTGACTTATTGCCGCTTGACCTTCAGGTGTTTCAGCGAATTTATCTACCGCAGTTATCAATTTCTTACTCATAGGAGTATAACCACTCATTACAGCCTTATCAGCACCCGTCTTCTTCACCACTTGTGAAACAGCTTTATCAGCACCTGTCTTCTCCACCACTCGTGAAACAGTATTGACCCCTTTATTTAATCCACTCTTGACCTTGTCAAATAAACCGCTTCCAATACACTCGCTACAGCAGTCGTCGTGTCCGCAACCACAACCACACATTCCCATACCTCTATTACCAGCATAAATCCCACTCCCCATATTACCCGAATATAAGCCACCACCATATAAGCCACCACCATATAAGCCAGTTCCGCTTGGGGTTAGGTAATGCTCTGCTGGGTGTAATGGGTGACCTATATTCCTACTTGCGTTAGGGTGGTAATTGAAGGGAGCAGGGGCAGACCACATTGCGGGGTGTCCTATACCTGAACCAGACATAGGCATTATTACTCCGCCGTGACGAGGTTCTCCGTGACTAAATCCAGAACCAGACATAGGCATTATTACTCCTCCGTGACGAGGCTCTCCGTGTCTAAACTTAACCTCTTCAACCATATCGCCGACACCTTTACCAAAGAATTTCTTGATTTCATTTAATGACACCTTTTGGTTGCTAACCCCCTTATCATTTTGTTTGGTCTCTTTACCACCGAAGAAGTGGATTGCTTCATTAAGACTTGCCTTTTGGTCTGCTAACTTGACCCCTTTACCGAAGAACTTTTTGATTTCATTCGCCGACACCTTTTGGTTGGAAATACCCTTATCATTTTGTTTGGTCTCTTTACCACCGAAGAAGTGGATTGCTTCATTAAGACTTGCCTGTTGGTCTGCTAACTTGACACCTTTACCAAAGAATTTCTTGATTTCATTTACGGATACTTTTTGGTTGGAAATCCCCTTCTTGGATTGCTTGGTCTCCTTTTCTCCTAAAAAGTGTAATAATTCATTTAAACTAACTTGCTGGTCTAAAATGGGCGTTCCTGTTCCTTTCATTTTATATATAGGGTTAGATAATAATTTATTCTCTCTACTCATAATTATATTTTCAATTCCTGCTCCTGTCGTTATAACATTTACACTTGCTCCTAAATCTGTTAGAGTGTTGCTGAATTTTCTCAAAAAGGGGAGATTATCAAACAAAAACTTTGCGTCTTGCTTGACAAAGGTTATATCGCTATCCCCTCCAATACTATTGCTCTTCAATAGGGCTACTATGAAATCCTGACAATTGTTATCTCTTGCCGAATAGCCATAGAACTTCTTATCTCCCATATATTTTTTTGTGGTCTCCATTATATCATTTATCGTTAGTTGTTTAATGTTATCTGTAATATTTTTCACTTCTTCTTTGTCTCTTGAGGCAGGACTTAAATCCATATTTATTACTTCATTCTTTTCTACACTTAATCTCTTTCCAGAGGAGGTTGTCATTTCTAAAAACAAATGGAAAAGGTCGTCAAATTCGCTTCTTTGGAAACGCTTACCAAAAGCACCTAATGATATACCCGATAAGGCACTTGTAAGCAATTTTGATACAGGGGTTCTCTTTAGTTTATACTCTACAACCGTTTCGTCTCCATATTTAGCCAATAACGCTCTCACTTTTGGAGGGAAGTCATTGCGACCTGATATTATAGCACTACCATAATCCTTTGCTATTTCTAACCCTTTTTCTAACCCTTTTTCTGCTTTTCCTGTTACAGATTTCACTCCCTTTTTAAAATCGTCTATTAATCCTTTTCCTTTTTTAACCATTTTATATATTATACCAATATAAAATAATTTATGCTAAACGAAACTTTTATAGGATTATTGGGTTTGCTAAAATGGCTAAAATATGGAGGTGTTCCAAGAGTGAAACTCAAAGTAGCTTTTACAACTACCCATTAACGGAAGTGGGTAGAGTATTTTTCAGGTTAGGCGAAAGGTCTTGAGGAGGTTTAGTATTTTAGCCATTTTAGCCAAGTTATCCCCTTTTGTAATTAAAAAAATGAAAAGCAAACTACCCGAACTACCCAACCTAATAACCCTTCATTCTTAACTCCGCCAACTAAACACTCTTCTTATCAGGGCGATTTTCCCCACTAATGCTATCAGGGTTAGGAAGAGGGTCTCCGCTTACACCAGTAATATCAATCGGTTTCCTCTTATCAGGGTCACTACTTCTAAAAAAATGCTTCAAAATAAATTCATTCTTCAAATGCTCCTTTGAAATTTCTAAGTCTTCAAATAATTCGGTGAATTGCGAAGCGTCTGTGTATAAATCCCCTGACCTAACTGGTGCGGAATTAATAAAATGTAGGAAGGCGAGGCAATACCAACCACAGGCGGAATTGGTGATACTTTGGATATTCTTGGTGGAATAGGGCAACTTAATCTTACAAAAATCCTCTACGTCGGTAGGATAAATTACGCCAAAACTGTCAAAATAAATCCCCTGAACCTTACCATTCTTGTATTTATTGACTTGAAAGCAAGTATAATGACTGCCTCCACACCTCTCACCAGTTTCAGGGTCAAATTCGTCCTCCATATTGATAATGTATGATTTATTGTATTGGAGTTTGGTTTCGTCTAAACTACTCTTAAAATCACAAAAAACCAAGGGGATTTTCATTTTGTGAGCCAAGTCTTCAATCTGTATGTTTGATAACGCCATTTCTATATTATTAACCAATATTTTAATATTTAATTTATTCCTAAATATTAAAGCATAATTTGGCTAAACCTTTCTCAAAGGTTTTTAATATAATCCTCTTCCTAAAGTGTTGTTCCATTGGAAATTAACCCCCATAGGCTGCGATTTAAGGGCAGTGTGGGTTATTAATTTATTGCTTAAACTGCTCTTCTCATACATTCTGCCTCTACCCCCAAACCCTGTCCCAGTCATTGCCTCCTCTTCAGCAACAGACCTACTAAAATCCAGTGGCTTTGTTGGTTTAATCTGCTCTTCAATGGTCGCCATACCTATCTGTTGGGCTGTTCCAATAAGGGGGTTAATCCTCTTACCAGAGTATCCTTTCGCATAAACACCAAAACTGGAAGGGTTCTCAATATATTTTCCTGCCGATCTTGCTAAAATAGGGGCGGCAACAGAAAGATAGGGGGCTAATTCTGGCTGAGCCACACCCAGAGCAGTTGCTCCTGCGAGTATTCCCGACATAGTAGCCGCCGCTAATGGTTTTCTTGCCTTATCACCTACAGCGTAGGCTGCCTTTTTAACACCTGCCTTTTCAAGCAAAAAATCCATAGGTGTTCCAAAAATACCTTCGCCTGTAATAGTGGAGGCTTTGCCCTTTTTGAAAGCCGACATTACCTTTTTGGCTACTATTGGGTGTAGAGTTACCTTCATAGAATTCCCTGAACTGGGGGCTTTAACCCTAATCGCTCCGCCTGACATTAGTTTCCTATGGGCTGGTCTTCCAACCCTTTCAATATCAATCTCTACTCCTGACATTTATATATTTAATAAATATTTTAATTTTGCTAAATATATGTTTAATTGGTGTTTATATGATTGTTAATCGTCTTATTATTTTTTAAATATTCTTGTTGCCTTTCTGTCCCTCCATTGGCGTAATGTGCCCTTTTTTGTGCGAGGATTTTAGCGTGTTCTTCCTCTGTTAAATTAGCCCGTCTATCCCTTGCCTTTAATTTTCTCTTTTCCTTTTGTGCTTGTTTCTTAAGTTCAATCTCCTCTTCTGTGAGTATTATAGGTTCTGTGTAGGTCTTGCTATATTCTCGGGCTTTTAATTTTTTATACTCCCTTATATTATCGGTTCGTATTTTCAATTCCTCTTCGGTTTTATGGATTAAACAATCGGGACGGTTTATTCTGTTTGTTTGTCTTGAAACCCACCTCAAATTTTCTAAATTATTGTTTAATTTATTGCGGTCAATATGGTCTATTTCAGGCAAATTATCGGGATTTTCTAAATATTGTAGCCCAAGTAATCTGTGGATACGACCCTTATAGGTTATACATTCTTTGCGTAATTTCACCCATAAATATCCGTCGCTCGTCGTCTGTGGTTTCATAATTCTACCGTAAAAACAAGACCATATTTCACCACATTTATTAATCTTGTAGAGATTTTCATAACCAGTTATAAATTCAAATTCAGTTTCCATATTATTAGTTTATAAATAATATAGAGTAATCTTTTTATATCAATTTTTTTATTTAATATCTATATACCTAACACCTTGTCAATTATACACGCGCGCCAGTTAAGCTATCTATGCTTACAGTCACACCGTAAGAGATAAAGATATATAAATCAATAGCCTTGAGAGACTGGTTAGTTCCAATAATATTAACAGATTTAGGCACAGCCTCCTCAACAGGGAGCATTCTACCAGCGTTGGCGTAGTAATAACAATACTCGTTGGAAAACTCCTTCAAGCCAATAAGACCAGAAGTCATACCGTCAGTCTCTCCAGAATTGACGGCATTAACACCGTAGAGTTGATTGACGAATGCCTCATACTCGTATCTAACAGAGTTGTAAATGAGGTTCTGTCCGCTGACTTGGATATTGAAGTTGTTGAAATGAACCAATGGAGAGGTAGTTCCTGCTCCAGAACCCTCAAAAGGGGATAGAATGGGAGCAATACCGCCGTTAGAAGCCGCACTGTAATAAGGGACAACCAAAATCTGTTTAATGTTAGCAATACCGTTGGTAATAAGTTGGTTGAAAGTTCCACCAGCACCGATTGTGTTTGTAACGGAATATTGGTAAATGTCCTCGTAATTGACGGTCTTGATAGGACTGGAAAGGTAAGCAGTTTCATAAACGGGATTGAAAGAATAGGCGGGGACATTTAGAAGAACACTTCTTCCAAGAGGAGATTGCTGGATTAGACCACCAGCAAGTGATACCTGATTAGCGTTATTACATACAGCACCAACCGATAAACTCGCAATGTAAGCACCTACTGGGAAAGTCGCAGCAGAACCGCAACCACTCGCAGCAGAAGCCAATTGAAGCGGGGACACACCACCCACAGGGCTATCCACAGAATTTAGGGTTAAAATACCACCAGCACCTGCGGAGGAAAAACTCACTGAAGTTTGGTTCAAGGTTAGGGTAAGTTTGAAGAAAACACCCTTAAGAAGAGGCATTCGCTCAAAAAAGGAGTGTAGGTGTTTGAGTTTCACAATAGCAGTAATTGCGACTTGGAAAACACCAGCCACACCAACACCACCGTTGATTTTGTTGAAAATATAAGACTTCCAAAGGTTATTCATACCAGAAGTGGAAATGAGGGTAGAATAGGCAAGACCAGTTGTCGCACGAGTGAGGGCGTCCAAGTCAAAATTCCAATATTGCTGTCTCTTTGTGAAGCCCTCGTTGGATTTATCACCGTTTGCTAAAGCACCAGTCACTACAGGAGTGAGACCCGAGTTGTCGTTATTACAAGCACCAATACCAGAGGTAGTTGCGGCGGTGGAATAAGACCAAGCGGTAGCATTATCAGGGTAAAAACCAATTTCCGCTCCCTGTGATAGAATATCTTGGTAGGAAAGAGTAGTCATTAGTTTAAAAGAGTTCCATATTCCGCAAAGAGGAGTTTGCTGGATAATGGTTGTTCCCATATAATCTAAAGTTAAGGAGTGGATAATAGAACCATACCAATTCTTAAGACCAAGAGCATAATCAGCACTTGAGGCGGCAGTTGCGGGAGCGAATACTACACCAGCAGCACCCGATAGGGTTAAGAGCAGAGGCATAGTAAGATAAGCCTCACGATAATTCATATATTTATTGGAATTACTCAATTGAGAGGTGTCAATGACGACTTGACCGCCTTGGTAATTGGAATTCTGGTTATCCAAAATTGCTAAACTGTCCTTCTTCAAAAAGATAGAAGGGACACTTTCGGTCTGGTTAGACATTTCAAAAACGAGTGTATCTCCTGACATTTTATTATAATATAGGCTAATATAATAAAATTATGGAATTGTTCTAAATCAATTCCTAAATGCTAAATTGGATATTCTTGGGCTTTCTACCTTGAAGGGGTTTAACCATTAAATGGGATAATTTGTCTAATGCTCCTCCTACAGTTCGCCCAGTAGTATTTTCGTAGTCCTCAACACTGGAATATGAACTCCCTACGCCTACACCTCCCTTGTTTAAAAGCACCGAACCCATACCTGCCCCACGAATGAGGGTTTTTGTGTGAAAATTGCGACCTCCCGCCATATGAACCTTCATTTATATAGTAGGGGGATATAATATTTTTATAGATTGGCTTTCTTAAGTATTTCCTTCTTGACATTCCTAAATTTCAATACCCCCATAATGATAACATTAATCAATTGTAGTTGCTTTTGAATATCCTTATCCTTGCTTGGAGTGTCATTTTCCCCCAAGTTTTTCATTTCGCTTAAAAGGCGTGAATGTTCCATTTGGAAGTCGTCATATACTTTGATTAAATATTGTTCGGTGATTGTGTTTGGCTGATACATTATTTATATTAATACAGATATTAATTTTTATCTTTTCGTAAAAACATTATCAGTTCCGTCATTTTCATTAATAACCAACACAATTGACATTTCAGGGTCAAGAAGGGCTATGGGTTGCTTATCTAACCCTAAAAACTGTATTCTCAGTTCGTTATAAGTTCCACTCATTAGTTTATTCCAAGCGAACTGGGGAGGATATTCGTTGATTTGCTCCCCTAACCCCACTCTTGGGGTGATATTATAAATAATACTTGAAGGGGAAGCATATTGATTGTGGATATTTGACATTGCTAAATAAATAGAGGAGTTTGGCTGAACTGCGGGTGCGGAGGTAGAAAGATAGGAAAGCGTAGTCCCCACACCTGTATTTATAAAGGTTGAGAAATTGTCAGCATAACCAATTAATTTGCTAAAGTTGGCTGGGAAAGTTAATGACGGATTGAATGTGACTGTGGGATAACCTACCCAACTGACGGGTTGCGTCCAACCTGCGGGGAGAGCAGTTGGGACTGCGAAAGTATTTACTTGGATTGCGTAGCGGTTAGCATTAACGACCATATCTGCGTAATAGACAAACTTACCTGTAGCGTCAATTAAGTAGTGTCCGTTTTTAATGAACTCAAACTGGAGCAATTTATTTAAGTCTGTAATTTCATATAGACCGTCGGGGATAACAATTGTAAAGGTGGTTGTAATTCCTCCTACAACCCAACTGTAGGTGTAGGTGTTGTTCTCAAGCGGATTAGCATTAATATTCGTCCAAGAGTAATACATAGAAATAGATTGGATTGCTATCGTATGATTGCTAAACTGAACTGAGTTAGGGAATTTATATATTAATGAGTTGTTCTTCCCGTTTTTAACTACATTGGTAGAATTTAGAATGATTGTTGCGACCATATTATATTATATAGCAATATAAAATAATAATAATTATTATCTTCTAAATTTCATTTGATTTGAAACAGTAGCGTTAGAGGGTCTTCCTAAGTAGTAGGCGTTTTGGTTACCCCCTGCGATAAACGGTGCTTGGTATCCAGCAGACCTCATTTGGGGGATATTATTGCTTGTTGTAGGGTGAGCGACCTTGAAAGAACCGCTGTATTGAAAATGTCCTCCTTGATATTCCATTTTTTATACTATATAGAGAGAAAATTAAATTTTGCTAAAGCAACCCTCTACCAACCAACTCCTGTAATATTTCTAACCCCTGCTTCTTGGGAATTCTACCCGCCTCCATATAGGCTAACAACTTTGTCTTGAACTCCTTAACTAATTTAGGATTGTTATTTCCAGCCACTAATTGCCCCTTTAATATGTCAAAATTCTCAAGTTCCTTATCGTCCTTGCTTTTAATAGGGTCTATAGCAATTCCTGACCCTGCTAATTTTGTAACCCTCAATATCTTATGAAGTGTTAATTTATCCTCTTCGGTGAGGTTATTAATTTCTTCAAAATCAGGACTGACTTGTTTAATTAATTTTTTAATAATTTTTGCTAATTTGACTGTTATGCGAACAGAGGGGAATGTAGTAGGTTTCCCGTCCTTATTCCGCAGCATTAACACGCTATCATTTATAAGTCTTTCCTCATTAATGAAGAACTTTCCCAACTGGGCGTATGCTTTCTTGGGTTCAATATACTCGGTTTTTAATTTATCGGCAAAGGGTATGGTTTTGCGACCTCTCGGTTGTTTCATACCAGTTCCAGACATTTTCTTCATTCCACTACCCTCTACTTCTACGATTGCGGGTTTTTTAGAAGACCATTCCCCAAAAATGCGGTTTAATTCGGCTACAGTTGTTTTAGTGTTAAGAACAAACCCTTCAAGTTCTCCTGCGTCTTTTCTACCCTTCAAGAAAGCATATTTGTCTGCCTTTAATCTATTACTGAATTCCGCTGGAGTAAGGGTATCAATCGGGATTATATTTCTTGAGGGAGTGGAGGGTTTGGCTGGAGTGGCGGGGTCTTTCTTAATTTTAGACCTAATTGTATCCATATCCATTCGTTCCCCCTTCGTAGTGGCTAATATGTTTGCTAACTCCATTAAGGCTGCTTGTATTTGAAGGGAATTGTTGTTCGCCATTGCGGTAATTAGCCCCCCTTGTAGATATATTAAATCCTGTTTCGTGGGAATACTCTCTAATGAAGCATTTAATAATTCTTGTATATCGGCTTTTT